CATCCTCGCAGTCAATAGAACCCCAGCCTGCTGTTGGCTCACAACGCTTGCCAAATTCGCTAGTCCTATCCTTCGGGTTGCTTGCCGCAAATATCTTGATTCGACCCTTCGCTCCTTCCGTATCCGCCGCAGACAGGATGTTCTGCAATCCTTCCCAGACACCAGCAGGAACTTCTTCCGCTTCGTCCAGCACAACATGAGTCCTAGACATCCTGCCCCATTTCGGATGCGGCTTACCACTTCTTGGGCTAGGGTGGAAACCACGGAGCGTTCCAGTTCCGCTATCACCTTTAGGAACAGCAACAAGATGAATCCCGTTCTTGCTATCGTTATTCGCTTGGATACTTTTTACAAGTGTCTCACTGCCTTCAAATTCTGGTCTAACCAATGCAGTTGTATAGAACTTCTTAATAGCTGCAAATACATTTCGCTGTGCGTGTTCGGCAGTCAATGACACAACTTTAATACAAGTATAGTGAGGATCACGCATCCAATCCAACAAAAACCAAGCCGCTGCACCGAATGTTTTTCCCATCGCGCCAGCACCTTGGATCAGCAATTTATCGTGATCGAACAAACATCTCCATGTGTTTTGACTGGACATTGGTCGCCAATCATAGACTTGTGGCCCCCAGAGAATCGTTGCCGCTGCCTCAAACTGATCTGCATCCAGCAAGCTCTGGACATAGTTTTTCACTATTTCCTTCGCTTTTGGTATATCCAATTCGACCTTTCCCTTCACAGATGCCGCATTTAGAATGATATGCTTTGCCGCATATACAATTCCAACATCTTCATCCCTGTCAGCCTCTTCCCGAATCTCCTCGGCTAACTTAATCGTCCTATTTACGCTTCCGCCAATCATGTCAGCTCTGGCAAATTCCTTTCCTGCTTAAACCTAAGCAATACATTCCACACTTGCTCCAGTGTATCATCGCAAGCCCTTACCCGCCGATTTACTTTGTTCCCGTCATCGTCGTAGCTTTCAACATTAAACTCCTTAAACTCGCCAGAATCATATCTAAGTTTACTTCTAATCTCTTGCTCCAAGTCGTTAATGACTATCAATGCATCCAATCCATGGATAGCATAAGCATGGTCGTCCTGTTCTTCGGGTAGGTTGAATTCAAGTATAGCTTTCATATGTTTTTATTTATCCATTCTGCAACTCGTTTAGCTTGTGGTGTTTCTTCTTTTATTATTTGCTCATAGCAAACATCTCCGTATGACTTAAATATCTGGACATTATTTACTAACCATCCCATATGGTATCCAGAACGCATAAAGTCAATGAAATTCTGCGTTGCTTCTCTATCAACGACAAAGTTTAACTTACCAAATTTATGCTCCCAATACTCTTTTGGCTGACAATTAATATGCCCATGCCCACCTTGCCCCGGCACTGCTGCTGAGAAGATAATCGTTGGAGCCAACTCTGTTAGCTTCTCTACAACATAATCCGCTTCATACGGATCAATATGCTCGGCAACCTCTAGGCACAATGCCAAGTCATACTTTCCATCCTCATCAAACATCGACTTGATTGTTTCTGGACAACGCTTATCTGGATCAATGCCAATAACATCGTGACCCAACTCACGCAATGCTTGGACATAAATCCCCGGCCCACAACCTACATCAATTATTTTCATATTTATTCATTAAGAAATATACAAAACAATAAACACCAACACCTAAAACAATATAGTTCATGGATAATTCTTCATTCCTGCATACAATCCATTGCCATCAGCATACCAGCCCCTATCCGTATAAACATTCATCACATCTTTGAAGTATTTCTCATACATCGGGGCAACTTTCTCAAGACTAAAATTCATTCCCCACTTCCTGCAATCCATAGGCTTAATGTCATCAATATTTTTGATCGCATCTACAAAGTCACCCATCGTCCGACACCGAAATCCTGTGATGCCATGCAAATTATTCTCTGCAAAGCTACCCCAATCTGTCGTTATCGTTGGCGTTCCACATAGCAAATTCTCAACCTGAACACCACCGAATGGCTCGATATACTGGCTAGGAACGAAACTTGCCTTGGCGTTAGCCATCAATTTTTTTCTGGTTTCCACATCAGCATATCCAACATATTCCACATGGTCAGGTAACTTATAGCCTTCTTCTTTCTGCCCTGCGATTACCAACTTCACTCCTGCCTTCTCTGTGGCTTGGATCGCTACATCAACGCCCTTTCCACTGTAAACCCTTCCCAGATACAGAAAATAATCTTCCTTCTTAGCGTTAAACTCGAAATCCTCCACATCGAAATAATTCGGGATGACAACATCATACCAGTCCTGTTTGCATGAACCCACTGCCGACATTCCATAATAGGCATGATAAATTGCGTAGGACTCAAACACCTTCCACCTTGCCCAATGTCCACCCGCATACCCAATCCCCGGCTCCACGCAAATCATGTCTTGATGCGCGTCACAGATAGGACGAACGCCTGAACCCCAGAAGGGCAGAATAAAATCATGCTTCTGCTTTCTTTTCCCTACTTCCCTAATCGCGTTCTTGTAAAATGTCTGATAGGCGTGATCGTTCGTGTTAAACTTAAAGAATGTTTTTCTCCAATCATGCGAGCCGTAGCTTTTCGCAAAATCATCGTTAGTCAGAACTGGCACATTCTCCGAGCAAATCAAGTCGCTCTCTTCATGCCCATAGTGAATGACCTCATGTCCTCGTTCAACCATCATCTTGCCGAACTTCACAACCTTTTGAGTATATGCACAGGCGTTGAACTCTTTTGATGTGACTGTGTGCGGGAGTCCTAAAATGTGAAATCTCATGTGTTTTTTAAAAGCTTTTCCCCTTCTGCATATCCTCCGCGATAAATTTCAACTCCGTTTTCTTTCACAACAAACATCGACGGTTTCGTTGAATGATCCCAATATGAGGAAAATCGTTTATCCTGTAACCGAATCAACTCTATCCCGAAATCTATTGCAAGCGTTATACTCGTGATGTCTCGATCATAAATATCACGATAGATCACCCTCTTGATTCCATAGCTTGCAATAGAACGCAAGCAATCATTGCATGGCAACAATGTCACGGCAATCAAAGCGCATTCATCAGGCTTCACATACCTCAACGCATTTTGCTCGGCGTGGACGATATAGAGCCTTCGTTTATCTCGATCCACCCAATCTTCACGCATTCCAGCGGGAAAGCCGTTGTATCCAATCCCCGCGACTGTATTGTCATGGCGCAATAAACAAGCCCCTACTTGTCTCCATGGGTCTTTACTTTTCTTCGCGGCAATCGTCGCCAATTCTAAAGCGTATTCATTCCAGTTCATAGTTCAAACGCTCGCAACTCTCCGGGGATGTCATCTGGGAATCTAATGCTGTCGATGTTCGCCTTGTGGAATTCTTCAATTTCTATTGCGTCCTTTAATTCACCACGCAGGAAAATCAAAGCGGTTTCGTATTTATCAAAAGTAGATCGCTCCGTTTCGTGCAGATATCCTTTATGTTCCACGATGAAAACAGGATCGTTGCCATAGCTCCATTTTACTTCGATATGCCAATGGCAATCCCTATCCTTGTGATGGTCTCCAGCGATTAGCTTGTGGTATTTCTCAGCTAACTCTGTGATTTGCTTTTCAATCTTCATCGGTGTTCAGTCCTCGCTCCATCATGTTCAACGCATGGTTTAGTTCGTGGTGAAAATGTTCCTCGGTGAAATCCTTTTGATTTAAACGGAAAATGCAAGCCGATACAACTCGAAGAAGTCTTGCGTAGGTGAACGCGGCGGCGAGTCCGGCGATTGTCGCGTCAGAATAGTTTGAATATATCGGTCCGCCTTCATCGTCTATCTCATCGCTTCCGTTGTTTTGAATCAATCCCATGAGCCAGCCAGCAAACAAGTCGAGCGTTTGAATAAACTCGTTCGGGTTGATTGTTTGCTCTTCAATGTTCATCTGGGCTTCAATGTCGCGCTGACCATCGGCGAAGCCTTCCCAATAGTCTTGAGACTTGTCACTCATTGGCATGATTCGCATTCTTCATCTTCTAGGCTACAGGCGCGAGGAACTACTTCGTCGAAATCCTCGTCGGCCTCTACCTCTGGGCCTTTTATCTCGCTTCCGTGGTCTTTGTCCATGCTCTGCATCTTATCGGCTCGTTCCACTGCGGCGGCGTTGCTGTACGATTTCCCGTATCTAGTGGAAAGCTTTGCCATATTTTCAGCGATGACTGAATCTAGTTCGGTGTCGATGCTGTCGAGAATGCCGACAATGTAGAAAAGCAAGTCGCCGCATTCTTCTCGGACATTGGCAATATCTAAAGGTTTTCGGTAGATTGTGGCTTTCTTCACGGCGTCCAGTAATTCTCCGGCTTCTCCGCTGATTCCGATTGCCATGTGCAGGCGGTGACAATCTTGTGGAGTTAATTCGGCGGCGATTGCATTCCCCGGCTTTGCTAGGCTCCGAACGAAGTCGCGATATCTATTTAGATTTTCCATGGCCTTCCCTCTATCATGGTTTTTTCCGTCCGCAATCGGTTTTTTCAGATAGGAAAAGTTCTAGTGTCCGCACTCCCTTTTCTAGTTCGTCAATGGCCTCCTCTCTGCTCTTTAGTGCGTCCAGTAGGGTCTTGATAAATAGGGCGGAGTTCTCAGCGGTAGGGTTCTTGGCGTAGGCGTGTGAAAGAATCTCTAGTTCGGTCTTGGTTTTTTTGGACATAGGGGGGCGAATGATGCCCGAAAAGCTGAACGAGTCAAACATGGGGCTTATGGCTTCAGCAATGGCATTGCATGGGGCATTTTACTGATCGGTAAAAATACCGAATGCGGGAGAAGTTCCTGCGAGATTATTCCCGGTCGGTAAAAGTTGGCAATCACCGACACTTTGAAAAGTGGCTCATAGCATACAATCGGCGAAAAGTTCGGTGATGCCATTGGGCGAAATTAACCTATCCGTTAATTACTCACATTCGGGGAAAATATGCGGTTCTGAGAATATGCAGGAAAGTGTCACAATATGACAGATTGAAGCAAATCCCTATCTGGTATAGTTTCGGGGAATCTAGCTAGATTCTCCCCTTTTCGGGTATAACAAAAACCTGCGCTGAGATTGTGTCTCGTTATCTATTCTGATTCCACTATCTCGGCCTCTATCGGCTCGGCGTCGGATATCCTAGCAACTGGTGCAGATAGTTCTTTCAGGCTGTCGCGGGTGTCTCGTTCTGGAACCGCGAAAGAGATTTTAAAGTTGGTATTGCCAGTCTGCTCCACTTCTACCTTGTCGCCGTATTTCTTGGGCGCAAGTTTGGAAGCCGTCCACTTTAGAGCGTCGATTCTTAGTCTGCCGATTTGTGCGTCATGTGAATTAAACGCCTCCGTCATTACCATGTCCGCGAAAGTATCGGCCTGTTTACTCCTCGCTCGTGCGTAGTCTTGAAAGAAGTCGGGATGATTGTCGAGCCATTTGTAAACCGTGGGAATGCTTGGAACATCGGGAAGCTGGCAAATTGCGTTGAGTGTCATTCCCGATTCTATCATATCGCAAATCTGTTTTGCGGTATCTTGATCAAAAGGGATTTCTGGTCTTCCGAGTTGTTTTTCTGTCATGTTGTGAGGGGTAACGAAAATTTATCGTTTGACAAGGTTTTTTTGGTCTTTAGTGTTCTAATGCTTTCAGCGTTTACGCTGAGAAAAGAATCCATTTGCATGGC